TATTCGGTCCGCAATGAATCATTCGCTATCCTCCTTCGTGGTTGAAGGGGTTAAAGTTGCTTTCATCCGTCCCGGCCTGGGACGGCTTGTCCTCGCCGCCGTCTCGCCAGTTGGCGGAGCGTCCGCAGTCTCGACGACTGGGAGCTTCGCCCGCGTCTTCGGCGGCTTGTACTCTTCGGCCTGCACAAGCGCGCCGGCCGTACGCAAACTACGGAACTCGCCGCCCGACAAACACATACCGGGTTCGATACTGTCGCCGGGAGACCAGCCCTTGTACGTCTGCGTAAATGTCCACTTTCCAGAAGCCATAGACACCTCCTATTACGTCTGGCCCTTGAACCCGACCAGCGGCCCCGGTGTCGTGGCGTCGCCTGGACTGTGGTGGACGAAGTCGAAGCGTTCGATGGCTCGCGTTGCAATCTCGTCAGTATCGAAGTACCGAGACGTGTCACGCGCAACCTCAAGGCCACGCCGCTCACCGAACATGCAAGCCTGCGACATATCGCCGAACAGGAACATAATCGCAAGGTTGATCGCCGCCGTGGTCGTTGGCATCACCTGCGTAACGCGGATCGGGTAGCCGAGCAGTGTCGGCATCAGCCCCGACCGAGCGTCTTCCATCGTCGCTCCGCCGTTGGCGAAAGCGAGCCGCTGAAGGCCAAGTGTGAAGCCAACTTGCGAGACATACCATGCCGGATCGCCAGCGAGGGCATACTCCGGACAAAGCGCCAACGTGCCTTCGATGTCGGCCCAGTCGAGCGTAGCCCAACTGTCGTTAGCGGCCGTCGCGAACACGCCCGAGCTATCCGTGCCGGCACCGTCGAAGTCGAGCAGCTTGGTACGAATACCAGTGATTCCACCATACGTCAGCGTCCCGTCACCATTGAACCCGCACTGATCCTCTTTCAAAGCGAATGCGTGCGCGGCGTCTTGTGCGAACTGGTCGGCCATACTGATGATGGCGTCCTCGTCGAGTTCGCTAGACATCCGGTTCAGGATCGTGAGCTTGTTGGCAACAAGCGTAATGACGTCCCACGTCGAGTCGGCCGCAGTCAGAGCCGTTTTCTCGCCAACAAAGTAAGGCGTGAACCCGTCAGTCTGACGGCTCACGTTCTTCGTGTCCGAGGCCATTGGAACGATACGGCTGTTCTGACGAATCACTCCGTACTTCTCACGCAGGACCACGATCTGCTGGTCGAGTTCGTCAGGGACAACGGCACCACCCTTGGCGATTACGCCCTCGACCATAACACGCTCTTCGGTGTGGATGTCGTGTCGTTCGCACCATCGGCGCGCGTCAACGTCGCCAAGCAGTTGCGCCTGAATCCACTTGCCGGAACGGTAAGCGGCCTCGTGCCCTTCCCGTGTATCAGGAAACGCCTTGGTCTTCCCGTACCGCCGAAACTCGCGCGGGTACATATCCCGAGTCGAGTAGTTAGTCTTCTTCGGATCGATGCGAGATACGGGCATTTCCCGCGGCTCGCTCAGACTTGCTACACGTTCGCCAATTCTGGCGCTGATCTTGTCGTCTTGCTCACGCTTCTCGATCGCGGCGTCACACTCGTCGACTTCTTTGTCGAGCTTTGCGATCTCCGCTTTCTCATCTTCGGAATAATTCCGATCACCTTCACTGGAGCGCTTCTGCTCCATATCTCCGAGCGTTTTGATCTTGTGCTTGCGCTCCTCAAGCAAAAACTCTAGCGTCTGTGCCATCACAGAGCCTCCTGTATGTTAAAGTTACACACAGGCGCTACGCGGGTTCATCCGCGTATACCACCACTTTGCACAGGCGCTACGTGGGTTCATCCACGTATACCACCATTCCGATGCGGCCTAAGCCGCTACTGCTGCCAAGACCTTCTCTCGCTCAGCGAGTTGCATATCGGCCTCGACCATGAGCTTGCACAGCCCACCCATATCGGTGTGCGCTTGCCACGACAGTGCGTTGTACGCCTTAGAGGCGTCACCGCGTAGCTCGGGCACTTCGACAGGGCGAATGTACCGCTCGTCTATCACTACGTGTTCACGCCAGCTCAGTCCGAGATTCCCGAACGCAGCGACAAGCCAATCCTCTATGGAATTGCACCGGCCGGAGGCGATCACGAAATCACTGGGTTCATCCAGTTGGAGCATCTGCCACATTGCGAACACGTACTCCTTGGCGAACCCCCAATCCCGACGGGCTTGGAGATTCCCAAGGTATAGCTTGTCCTGCAATCCCAGTTTGATCCGGGTTGCAGCCCGCGTGATCTTGCGGGTCACGAACGTCTCCCCACGTCGGGGCGACTCGTGGTTGAATAGAATTCCGTTTGCCGCGAACAGGCCGTAGCCCTCGCGGTAGTTCACTACGTTCCAGTAGGCGTCGAGCTTAGCGCATGCGTACGGGCTGCATGGCCTGAACGGCGACGTCTCGCTCTGGGGTGCCGGGGCACGACCGAAAAGCTCGCTGCTGGACGCTTGGTATAGTCGAATGTCTTCGCGGGTCCGATCGCGGTAGTCGCGAAGGGCTTGCAACAGATTCAACGTCCCGATGGCGATCGTTTCGGCCGTGTAGACCGGCTGCTCGAAGCTTACGCGAACGTGAGACTGTGCGCCAAGGTTATACACCTCGTCCGGTTCTGTCTTGTTGAGCAAGGCGAGCAGACTGCCATGATCCGTCAAGTCGCCGTAGTGCAGAAACAGTTTGGTACCCGCGTCGTGCTTGTCCTGTAACAGATGCTCGATACGGGACGTGTTGAAACTCGACGAACGGCGCACGATGCCATGGACGGTATATCCCCGCTCAAGCAGTAGTTCTGCTAGGTAGGAGCCGTCCTGGCCAGTGATCCCGGTGATGAGGGCCGTCTTATTCACTATCCGCGTCCCTTTCCTGCTGGTCCGCCATTAGTTCTCTTGTCCGTGCCGACATCCTCAACGTCGTCGGGTCCGGGCCGCTTTCCGTCTTGGGGTCACCGACTACCGACACGTCCACCGTATCGTCTGGCATCGTCGCCTCGGTACGCACTGGTGGCTTGGACCCGGTGCGTTGTTCGTAGTTGCGGGCTGCCACCGTAGTGTCTAGATACGCTGGGTAGGTCACGGGTCCAACGTCCTTCAAATCCACATCGACCAAGGTTCGCATCGTGGTTCCGTCGGGCGCCACCTTGTTCTCTTCACCTTTTGCGATGAACGTAAACGATTGTTGCGTCACATCCCCACGGCCGATCGAAGTTAACAGATCGCGGCCCCATTGCGTGTCGGGCGGCCACGCTATCATACGCAGGCCTTGCTTGGTCTCGCGAAGCTTCAGCGTGCCAGCCGTAGTACGTCCTAAAACAATATTTGGATCGTGGTTAAACGTCGCCCGTATGTCCTGGGCCTTGTCCTCGCCTTCACCAATGGCGCGACTGAATGCGCCGGGGGCGATCTGCTCGTAGTAGCCCTTCCAGAGTTCTGTAGGGCTATTGAACCGCGCAGCGTATCCCTCGATCCTGTTGGGCGGTTTCCCGGCGTCACCAACGGCCCGCAGCTCGCAATCGACAACGAAACGCCTCTCTGTATTGTTCTCAGCCATGATTAGGTCTTTGTCAGCAATGCACGCTGAAATCCTACAAAGTTCCAGAAGATGTCGCCTAACAGATTCGTCTCAGCATCAAAGGCCACGCCCACGAGGATGTAAGTAAGGGCGTCCCACGCCGGCCCGTTACCAGTCTGCGACGTCGGGGCGCCAATGGCTACATTGAACAGGCTCCAACCGGCCTGCATGCTGGTATCGGGGAACTGGTACTCGGCGTAGTGCGAAGCGTCCGTGCCGATACGAATGAAGGCGTAATCGACTAGCGTCAGGGCGCTGCAATACACACCTGCCATCAGGTAGTCCGTCGGTCGGATGCCCGTCCAGTCCCACGCGATCGTGCGATATACGGCAGCCAGCTTCGTATTATCCCCACCGTTCGCCTTGTCGAACTCCAGCGACTTGGTGCCGAGCACGTGCGTAACGTCCGACGTCAGGTTCGCCGTGTCGTCGCCTAAGATGGTCCAGCCGGCCTCGCTCGCGAACTCGCCTTGATGGATCTTCGTAATCGGAGAGACCCTGTCGCCCGCTTGCTCATGTAGTACGGTGATACCCATCGTTACGTCCTCACCAGAAGCGATCGCTGGAAACCGACATAGTTCCAGAATATGTCCGTGACGTCCGTGACCGAATCACCCTCGGCACTGAATGCCACGCCTACAGCTAGATAGGTGATAGCATCCCACAGAACACCGTTGCCCGTCTGGGACGTAGCCTCGCCAACCAACACGCTTTCCATGTTCCACAGACTGTCAAGCAGACCACCGATAGGGTACTGCCATTGAGTGAAGTTAGAGACGTCTGTGCCAAGGCGAACGAAAGCGTACACCACGTCGGCTGTGTCGACATGGACCCCGGCGATAATGTGGTCAGTAGGCAGGATGCCA